TGCAATGGGGGACGTTCGGGATGGATAGAAACGCAGTGCATCCGCTTCGGGCGCGGGCAAGATGGCCCGCCTACACAGAGCTCTTCAGAAAGAATGCCCGACAATGGGGAAAGCTCCCCTCGGTCGAGGCAATCAACGACCTGTGGCCGGCGTTCTTGACCGCGCGCAACCAAGCCGTCGATGAAATCCCCATTGGTCGGCGTCTCTCGCTCTTAGATCCCGACACCGCCTTTGAACAGTTTGAGATGGGAGTGCGCTTCGGGCAGCTAAGCCGTGCCGGCGACAACATCTACGTCGTCTCGCCGCGTGTGAGGGACAGCCTCGGCAGGACGTCTCTGGGGGGGGTGCGGCTGGGCGATCTGAAACTGCCCTACGACGCATTCTACATCGGCTTTGACGGCGGAACCGATGCCTTCTTCGGAACGAAGAGTCGGCCGCGAGGATGGCAAGCGGAGGGAGCATACGTCAACCGCGCACCCGAGGAGGAGGGGGAACAGCGGATCGAGATATGTCTTACCTCGCGAGACAGCGCGGCCGCGGTTCAAGATGGCTACTATCGAACGTGGGCGATGCGGCGCGAGCCGCACTATACATTTCAGCTCGCTGGGCCGCCGGAGCGCACCTTTGAGGAGGCGCTTGGCGATGCCATTGAGAGCGGCGCGTTGGAGCCGGACGAGGGGGCCGTGGAGGAGCTTCGGGCGAAGCTCCCGGCGGCGCAGGCCGTGGCAGCGCACGTCGGAAAGGAGGCCCGTCTTTCACCGACTCTCGGGCCAGAGCGCGCGGCAGCATTCAAGCGCGAGAACCTCCAGGCAGCGCAGCGCGGTCTCGCGCTGGTTCTGGGAGCCATCTGTGCCCTGACGGCCCGCTCCGAAGAAACATGGCAGCAGGAATGGCCGGACGACGCGCCGCGGGACGTGGTTGAAGCGTTGCAGGCGGAGAAAAGCGATAGTCGCCGCAAGAAGCTGGTTCACGAGTTGCGGCGCCGAGGGTTCGCGAGCGTGCGTCGGATCGACCTGAGCGAGTGCGCGGCCCCCGAACCTACCGGAGCGACCGGAGGCGGGCGCTCGCCCGCGCCGCATTGGAGGGCTGGTCACTTTCGCCGTCAGCCATGCGGAACTGGGCGAGCGGAGGTGCGGCTGGTCTGGATACTGCCGACGATCGTGAATGGGAAGCATGGGCAGCCGCGAGCCGGGCGCATCTATCACGTGGACCGCAGTGCCTGAGCACGACCGCCCCGGCTACAGCTTCGACCCCGGGCCGCCGCCGGAGGCGAGCCGCTACCTGGCGAACAAGGGGCTGACGCCGTCGTTCAGCTGGCGCGACGTCGAGCCCGAGGAGCATGGCATCGCCTTCACCGTCGCCAAGGCGATGCAGGCCGACGTGCTGCAGGACATCCGCGACGCCGTCCAGGCGGCGATCGACGAGGGCAAGACCTTCGCGCAGTTCCAGCGCGAGCTGCGGCCGCTCCTCGAGGAGAAGGGGTGGTGGGGCCGGCGCGAGATGGTCGACCCGCTGACCGGCGAGACCCGCACCGTGCAGCTGGGCAGCCCGCGGCGCCTGAAGACGATCTACCGCGCCAACCTGCGCAGCGCCCGCGCCGCCGGCCAGTGGGAGCGCATCCGGCGCACGGCGCGGGCGCTGCCGTACCTGCTGTACCAGCTGGGCCCCAGCGAGCGGCACCGGCCGCACCACGAGGCCAAGGAGGGGCTGGTCCTGCCCGCCGACGATCCGTTCTGGGCGACCTGGTTTCCGCCGAACGGCTGGGGCTGCAAGTGCTGGGTGCGCCAGATCACCAGCGCCGAGGCCGAGCGCCGCGGCGTCGACCCGAGCCCCGAGGTGCCGACGCGCGAGGTGCGCAACCGCCGCACCGGCGAGGTCCGGCGGGTGCCGGAAGGCATCGACGTCGGCTGGGACCGCAACCCCGGGGCCCTGCGCGCCGACGCCATGGCCGCGCACCTGGAGCGGCGGCTGGCCGACGTGGCGCCGGACGTCGCCCGCGTCGTCGAGCGCGACATCGAGACCAGCTGGATGGCGACGCGCCTGCGCGACACCGGCCGGATGCGGGCCGGCGAGACGGTGATCGCCGCGATCCGCCGCGTCTGGGGCGGGGCGTGAGCGCCGGCGGCCCGGCCGATCACGCCTGCCACGGCTGCGGCGCGCCGGCGCCCTACGGCTATTTCCGGCCGGTGCCGGGACGGCCGGTCTGGGAGCTGCCGCACGTGTGGTCCTGCCCCCGCGCCGAGTGCCGCGAACGGGCCCGAACGGCCGCCGAGGCGGGTCCGGGCCGGATCCGGGCCGAGGGGACGCCCCAGACTTCGCCGTTAAATACCCCTTAAACACCCTGGGACGGCCTTGTCGGGTTTTCCGGGGGGGTGATAGGGTCGGAGGCAGAGTCGGCCGTCACGGGGCCGCTCAGAGCCTCGCCCCCAGATCGCCGGAAAGACCTCGCCGCGGCCGAATTCGTTCGGCCGTGATCCGGCATCGCCCGTCCGCGATGGTGCCGGCATGCCGACCCCCACGCGGACCATCGCCCGAGCCACAGCCGTCGCCCTCGCCTTCGAGGGCGACGCGCTGCCCGAGTGGGTGCAGCTGACGCCGCCGGGGCCGGTCATGCAGACCCGCGACCGCGACGGCCGGACCTTCCGCATCGACGCGGCGGCGGTGGTCGACGAGTGGCGGCGCGAGCATCCGAACGGGATGGTCGTCGACTACGAGCACGCGACCGAGGTGCGTGGCGCCCTGGGCCAGGACGCGCCCGCCGCCGGCTGGGTCCACGAGGTCGCCCTGCGCGACGGCGCCATCTGGGGCCGCGTCGAGTGGACCGAGCGCGCCGAGGCGATGATCCGCGCCCGCGAGTACCGGTTCCTGTCGCCGGCCATGGCGACGGTCGACGGCGAGGTGGTGGGCATCGTGCATGCCGGCATCACCAACATCCCCGCCTTTCATCGAATGGCCGCCCTGGCGCGGCAGCAAGAGGAGGTCCAGACCTTGGACAAAGCCATCGCCGAGGCCCTGGGCCTCGCCTCCGACGCCAGCGCGGCCGACGCCGTCCAGGCGATCGGCAAGCTGAAGGACGAGCGGCGCACCGCGCTGGCCCGCGCCGAAAGCCCCGACCCCGACAGGTACGTGCCGAAGGCCACGCACGAGGCGCAGGTCGAGACGGCGCGCCAGCAGGTCCGCGACGAGATCGCGACCGCCCGCGCGGCCGAGGCCGCCGAGGCCGCCGTCGACGAGGCGATCGAGCAGGGCAAGGTCGCGCCCGCCGACCGCGAGTTCTTCGTCGCCGCCGCCAAGGGCGACATCGAGAAGTTCCGCGCCGCGATGGAGCGGACGCCCGAGAAGGCCGCCCCGTCCGGCCTGGACGGCAGGGGGCCCGGCAAGCGCGAGGGCGCCGCCGGCCTGTCGGAGGAAGAGATCGCCGTCTGCCGCGCCATGGGCGGCGACCCCGAGCAACTGGCGGCCTTCAAGGCCAAGCAGAAGGATCGCTGAGGCATGATCATCACGAACGCGACGCTGGAGGCGCTGCGCACCAACCTGCGCCGCAACTTCCAGGAGGGGTTCGACGCGATGCGCGCGGAGTCCTTCTTCAACCGCGTCTCGACCATCGTCCCGTCCTCGACGAAGTCGAACACCTACGGGTGGCTCGGCGACTTTCCCGACCTGGTCGAGTGGGTCGGCGACCGCGTCGTCAAGGACATGAAGGAAGACGCCTACCAGATTGCCAACAAGCTCTGGGAGTCGACGATCGGGGTGAAGAAGACCGACATCGAAGACGACGAGCTGGGCATCTACGCCCCGCGCGCCCGGTACATGGGCGAGGCCGCCGGCCGGCACCCCGACATCCTGGTCGCGGGACTGCTGGCGTCGGGCCCGTCGAGCCTCTGCTACGACGGGCAGTTCTTCTTCGACACCGACCACCCGGTCTATCCGAACCACGACGGCACCGGCGTCGCGACCACGGTGTCGAACTACGACGACGGCACGAGCGGGACGCCCGGGCCGACCTGGTACCTGCTGGACGTGCGCAAGGTGCTGCGGCCGATCATCTTCCAGGAGCGGACGCGGCCCGAGTTCGACGCGGTGACCGACCCGACGGCGGGCGGCGTGGTCTTCATGAAGGACCAGTACCTCTACGGCATCCGGGCGCGCCACAACGTCGGCTTCGGCCTGTGGCAGACGGCCTACGCCAGCCGCGCGCCGCTGAACGGCGACACGCTGGACGCCGCCATCGCCACGATGATGGGGTGGAAGGCCGACGGCGGCCGCCCGCTCGGCGTCATGCCGAACCTGCTGGTGGTGCCGCCGGCGCTGCGCGCGGACGCGAACAAGACCGTCAAGGTCATGCTCACGACCGGCGGCGCGTCGAACGCGAACTACGAGGCCGTCGAGGTCCTCGTCACGCCGTGGCTCGCCTGATGGCCGGCGAGGCGCTGAGGGTGTCGGCGCTCGCCGCCGGCGGGTTCCACCGGCTGGGGCGGCACTGGCCCCAGGCCGGGGTCACGGTCGCGGCGGACGAGTTCACCGACGCCGAGCGGCGGAAGCTGATCGACGATCCGAACCTGCGGGTCACGGTGCTGGCGGCCGGCACGCCCGAGCCGCCGGAGGCCGAGCGGCTGATCGCAGCCGCGCTGACGGTGATCGGGCGGCTGCCCGACGACGCCTTCGGGCAGAACGGCCGGCCGAAGATCGCGGCCGTGCGCGCCGAGCTGGCGCCGCAGCTGGCCGAGGCGCTGACCGTCGAGCAGCTGCACGCCGCCCATGACCGGCACGTCGCCGCGGCGCAGCCGCCCGCGGCCGACGCCACCTGATCCCCACCCCCCTGGGGACAGGGCCGTCCCGGTGACCCGGCAGCAGCCGGGGCGGCCCGCCAGACGAACACGCAATCGAGGGAGGCGAGGCATGCGCCCCACGGCCACCATCCGCAGACCGCACGACGGCGTCCTGATCGGCGGGCCCCTGGTCGAGCGCCACGAGGGCGGCGACGCGACGATCGCGTTCGCGGGGTTCCGCGAGATCCGCGGGCACGAGGTGACGTTCGACGAATGCCTGGAGATCGAGGCCCGGACAGGCGCCGCGGCGAAGCTGCTGAACCGCGGCGGGACCGACGCGCTGGACGCCTGGCGCATGGCCGCGGCCGACGAGGCGGCGGCGTGGGTCGCCGGGGAGGCCGCGTGATGGCGCCGGCCGTCATCTACGGCACGGCGTTCTTCGCCGGCACTCTGACCGGCGCGACGGTGACCGCCGCGCTGATCGTCTGGGCCGCCTGCTCGGGCTGGCTCGAGGTCGAGCGCAGCGTCCGCCCGCGAAACGAAGGCGGGCGCGACTGATGCCCTACGCCGCTGCCGCCGACATCGTCGAGCTCTACGGCTCGGACGCGCTCTACGTCGCCGACCGCGACGGCGACGGCGTGCCCGACGTGGGCGCCGCCGAGCGGGCGCTGGCCAGCGCCACGGCCGAGATCGACACCTATCTGGCCGCCCGCTACGCGCTGCCGCTGATCGAGCCGCGCGACCCGATGCTGCGCCAGTGGTGCGTCGACATCGCGCTCTACCGCCTGGCGCTCAACGCCTCGGTCCTGTCGGACGAGCACCGCCGCCGGTACGAGGACGCGATCGACGCGCTGCGCCGCCTGGCGAAGGGC